GCTACGAGTTACAAATCCGTCCTCGATCCGGGTTGGCTGCCAAGCACGGTGTCACCGTCATCAACACGCCCGGCACTATCGACGCTGACTACCGTGGCGAGATCCACGTCGTCCTCGTCAACCATGGCGATACTCATTTCATCATCACCCGTGGCATGCGGATCGCCCAGGCGGTTCTTTGTCCTATTGTCCAAATCGACTGGCAGCCGGTCGTCGAACTGCCTGACACCGGTCGTGGCGGCGGTGGCTTCGGTAGCACGGGCGTCTGATGCTCATCCGTCTCGGCGCTGATCTGATCGACCGGGACGAGGCGCTGCTGGAGATCGAGCGGTGCGAGTTAGAGGCATCGCTATACGACTTCACCGTCGCCGCATGGCCGACTATCGACAGCGCCCCCTTTGCTCATGGCGGCTACGCCCTCCAGGCTATATGCGAGCATTTAGAGGCGTGTTGCGACGGTTATATACCCAACCTGCTCATCAACGTGCCGCCGCGCTTTAGCAAGTCAACCATTTGCGGTGTTATGTTCCCGGCTTGGGTCTGGACGCAGCGCGCTAACACGCCGCTTGCCGGCCCAGGCGCGCAGTTCCTGCACGCTGGTTATGCAATGGCGTTGTCTTTGCAGGACTCAGTAAAATGCCGCACATTACTTCAATCTGACTGGTATCAGAAAAGATGGGGCGACCGATTCCAGTTAGTTGGCGACATGAATACTAAGACTAGATTTCAAAACAACAAGAACGGCATACGAAATACTGTGTCGGTCGGCGGCGCGACGACGGGCTTGGGCGGCAACTACCTCATCGGCGACGATCTCAACAACAGCGCCGAGGCGAACAGCGAAGCCATCATCAACAGCACCATCGAGTGGTGGGACATGGCTTGGTATAACCGCCTCAATAACTCTAAGCCGGGCCATGGCTGCCGCATCGTCATCGCCCAGCGTTTAAGCGAACTAGACATCAGCGGGCATGTTCTTGAGAAAGGCGTCGGCGATTGGCAGCACCTTTGCCTGCCGATGCGCTACGAACCAGAGCGATCCTTTCACACGACCCTTGTTCCTGCCCATTTGACAGAAGACAATCAGCCGGTGAAGTGGTCCGACCCCCGTACCGTGCCGGGTGAACTGCTTTGGCCCGAGCGGTTCGATGAAGAGCAGGTTCGGCTGCTGGAAAAGACGCTCGGCCCCTGGGGCGCTGCCGGTCAGCTACAGCAGCGGCCTGAACCGGCGGGCGGCGGTATCATCAAGCGCGAATGGTGGCAGACCTGGATCGACGAAGCCTTTCCGCCGTTCCACTTCATTGTCGCCAGCCTCGACACCGCCTATGGGTTGAAGGAAGAAAACGACTACAGCGCGCTGACCGTTTGGGGCGTGTTCTACGGCACCAGCGAGATACGCTCGACCCGGCACGTCAACAGATACGGCAAGCAGAGCGTCATCCAGCCGGGCGAAGTTGACGACATCGACGGTCTGCCCCGCGTCATGCTGATGACCGCCTTCCAAGACCGACTGGAACTGCACAACCTCGTCACCAAGGTCGGCGATACCTGCCGGAGGCTGAAGGTTGACCGGTTGCTGATCGAGAACAAAGCCAGCGGCATCAGTGTCGCGCAGGAAATACGCCGCATCTACGGTCATGAGGAATTTGCCGTTCAGCTTGTCGATCCGCGTGGGCAGGACAAGCTGGCGCGGCTGTATTCGGTGCAGCACCTGTTCGCCGAGGAGATGATCTATGCGCCCGACCGTGCTTGGGCGGACATGGTTATCACGCAGGTTGGCCAGTTTCCTAAGGGGCGGAATGACGATTTGACGGACACCCTTTCGCAAGCGTTACGACATATGCGCGAGGTCGGCCTGTTGACCCGGTCGGCAGAGCGTATGGCCGAGGTTGAAGACGCTACGAGGTTCAAGGGCAACAAGCCCCTGCAACCGCTATATCCCGTGTGATGGAGCCAACGAAATGTTCATAAGGGCCGACGCGACCGTTGATGAGATCAAGGACGTTACTTTGAACGGTAAGCGGGTATTTGAAGTGACTGTCTCATGTCCTGACAATGCCAAGTGGATTGAAACCTATACTTTACCGGCAGAAGATGATACTGCTGCGGCCCAAGCGGCGATTGACCGCTTTGTTGAGCATTACGCCGCACAGGAATAGCCATGCCCCTCGTCCCCGGCCTATCTTCTAACGTCAGGGTGGCGGAACCTCCGCCAGCTGATATGCCGGAAGGCATCGAAGTGGTGGTGGATGGGCAGGACGACGGCAACGACACGCCCGAGTATGACGACAAGGGCAACGTGCTGCGGATCGAGCATCCTGACGGTTCGATCACCGTTAGCCTCAACGGATCGCCCGTTCAGAAGGCCGACAAAGGCCCCACAGGCTGGTTTGACAATCTGGTCGATGAAATAGACGAGATGGAGTTAAACCGCATCAGCGCCGATCTGATGCGCGGTATTGAGGACGACATCAAGAGCCGACAGAAGTGGATCGAGGATCGCGCCCAGGGTATCAAGCTGCTCGGCCTTGAAATTGAAATCCCCAATCTTGCCGGTGCGTCCGATGGGGCGCCGGTCGAGGGTATGAGCCGGGTGCGGCACCCGCTGCTGTTAGAGGCGGTGCTGCGGTTCCAGGCCAATGCGCGTAGCGAGATGCTGCCGACCGATGGCCCGGTGAAAATCCGCGACGATAACAATGGCGACACCATGCAGGAGGATCGTCTGGCCGACGCGCTAGAGCGCGACCTGAACCATTTTCTGACGGCGGTGGCGACCGAGTATTACCCCGACACCGACAAGATGCTGTTCATGCTGGGCTTCGGCGGCACGGCGTTTAAGAAAGTCTATTTCTGCCCGCTGCGGAACAGGCCGGTCAGCGAGAGCGTCGATGCCAACGACCTGATCGTGTCCAATCAGGCGACCGATCTGATGAACGCTCGCCGGGTGACGCATCGGACGATGATGAAGCCTAGCACGGTGCGCCGGTTGCAGATCCTGGGCGTCTACAAGGATACCGACCTGCCACGCGCCGACATGCCCAAGCTGGATGCAGTGCGTGAGGAGGAAAACAGCCAGCAGGGTATTTCTGTTGATGCCGGCGATCCCGACGACCGCGACCGCGAAATCTACGAATGCTACTGTGAGTTAAATATATCTGGGTTTGAACACAAGTATAAGGGGAAGGACAGTGGCCTGGAAGTCCCGTATCGTGTCACGATTGATGTCTCATCTAAGCAGATATTGTCGATTGTTAGGAATTATGATGAGGATGATAAAGAACTTCCTAGTGCCAGAGCCAACTTTGTTAAGTATACTTTTGTTCCCGGTCTGGGCTTCTACGATATTGGTCTTCTTCATATTCTTGGTAACACTACAAATGCTATCACTGCTGCTTGGCGCGAGTTGCTCGATGCTGGCATGTTTGCGTCGTTCCCTGGTTTCCTTATGGCTGACACTGGCGCTCGCCAGAATACGAACATATTCCGCGTTCCGCCGGGTGGTGGCGCGCTTGTCAAGACCGGAGGGATGCCTATTTCGCAAGCCATCATGCCCCTTCCATACAAGGAACCGTCCGGGGCGTTGATGAACCTTGTCGGCGACATGGCGCAGACGGGTATGCGGATTGGTGGGACAAGCGAGCAGCAAGTCGGTGAAGGGCGCGCTGATGCGCCGGTCGGCACGACGCTGGCGATGATCGAGCAAGCCACCAAGGTCATGAACGCGGTGCATAAGCGCATGCACGCCGCCCAGGCCGAGGAGTTTCAGTTGCTGGTGCGGGTGTTTCGTGAGCATCCCGAGAGTTTCTGGCAGCGCAATAAGAAGCCCGCTTACCAGTGGGATGAGCAGACGTTCCTGGCTGCCTTGCAAAACTGCGAACTGACGCCGCAGGCCGATCCTAACACGTCGTCGCATGGTCAGCGGTTGATGAAGCTGGCGGCGCTGAAGCAGCTACAGGCGGCGTCTCCGACGATGTATGACCCGATTGCCATAGATCAGGCGTGTATCCAAGCGATCGGCTTCAGCAACCCTGAGCAGTTCATGGCGCCGCCGCAAGCGCAGGGTCAGATGCCACCTGAATTGCAAAAACAGATGGCCGAGATGCAGGTTAAGAAGCAGGAGGCCGATGCGCGGACGTTGAAGGCGCAGGCCGAGGTTGCGAAGATGAAGGCCGAGACGGCGGTTATGCAAATGGATGCGACCAAGCCGGATCAGGGGCCGACGACGGTCGAGCAGGCCAAGGCGCAGGCGTCGTTGATGGACGCCCAAACGCGGCGTGAGCAGCTAAAGATCCATGCGGCGAAGGTGGCGTTCGATGATTCGAACAAGACCGAGGATCGTCAGTCTGATGAGAAGTTGCAGCTTCTTCAGATGGCGCGTGAGATATTGATCCACCCGGAGGCAGCGCCGATTGCTGCGCCGTTTGCCAAACAGGCTGAGGGGAAGTAGGCGATGGGCGGTGCGACACCGGGTATGGTGAACTATGGCGGTCTGTCTTCTCAGCAGACGCCGCAGGGTTATGGGTCGATGTCGTCGCCGCAGGGCTATAATGCCTGGATGCAGAACTTCCTTCAGAGCCTGTATTCGCCGCAACAGCAGCAGTGGCAGAACGCTAATGCCTTGATGGGTGGATATGGGCAGGGCGCGGGCGATCTGGTGGGTAGCTATAACCCGTATGCGGCGATCCCTGCCGGTGCCACTAGACAGGCACCTGCGCCTAACGTTGCCCCGGTATCAGCGCCAGTGGTTGAAGATCCATCCACAATGGTCGATCCCAATGCCGTGGCGATGTTAAGTGCGTCCGAAAGTGGCGCTGGGAATAAGCGCGGTGGTCGGGTGGGTCGTGCGCCGGGGGGGATGGCGGGCGATCCCCAGAAAGCCATCCGCCGTGCAACGATGGTTGCCAAGAGCATTGCCCGCGACGTTGGGCCGATACCGAGCCAGCCAGCCGCCCCTGCCGTTCACCCGGCGTCAATGGTGCCTGGGGTGCATGTGGCGTCTGAGCCGCAGCATTTCGCGGAAGGCGGTGATGTGGGCATACCGGCCTTTCACTCAACAAATGAACCGTTTGAAAATTATAATTGGCAACGACTGGGACAAACGACTCGCAAAAATATAACTGATGCAAATGATCCACATTCTTTTGGCATGGCATTGGCGTCTCTTGGGCCATGGGCAAATGAACGTGATTTATCAAAACAATTAGTTCAATCTCACGCAATGCCAGTCCGTATTGGAGGTAAAGGAAAACAATTTCGATCTTTGGAGGAATTGCATAATCGCATTTTGAAACATGGAGGGGCAGAAAATTTCCGAAATCACATGCTTCGTCAAGGTTTTGGGCATATTGCCGTTAATGACGAAGAAATGGGCGGAAAATCTTACGTTGCCTTGCATCCAGAAGCATTCAAAATTCATAAAGCAGAAGGCGGTGATGTAGAGCCGACCGACGAGACGGGCTTTGATGCTTGGCATGGGACGCCGCATGAGTTTCCGGCGGAGCGGTTGATCCAGCATCCTACGGGCGAGCAGGAGCATATCCCTGCCAGCCAGCCGGTGCCGGGAGGCGCGTCGGTGATAAAGGAGTTTCCGCTAGGGCGTTTTCGGTCGGATAGGATCGGAACTGGCGAAGGCGCGCAGGCATATGGGCATGGGCTGTATTTGGGCGAGGAGCCGACGGCGCGGGTATATCGGCAAGCATTAAGCGGCGATCCCACAACAAATGAAGGCAAAAAACCTAATTGGCAAAGCAGAGGAAGTAAATATTTTGCTCAAATGGCATTGGCGCAATCTTTAGACAAAAAACTGTCTGGCGATGAAGCAATTAAAGACGCAATGCAAGATTTACATAGGAACGCTGCTTTTTCTGAAAGAAAGGATATAAAACAGCGTTATTATGATGCGGTAAATAGTTTGAGTGAAATGCTGGGGAAACCTTGGAAGATAAATCCCGGCCACATCTACCACGTCCGCGTGAACGCCAACCCGGAGCATTTTCTGGATTGGGACAAGCCGCTGAGTGAGCAAAGCGAGCATGTTCAGAAGGCGTTAGAGGCGCTGCATGGGGAGAAAATGGGGTATAATTCTCAAATCCTGCACCCTTCAAACAAAGGCGATAATTTATATTATACCCTGGCATTGCGGTTTGGCCGCACCAGAGAAGCCCACGCGCAACCAACCGCCGCCGCCCTTCACGCTGCTGGCATCCCCGGCATCCGTTACCTCGATGCCAACAGCCGTGGCCCGACCGGCAACCCGACCCACAACCACGTCATCTTCGACCCCAGCATCATCGACATTAAGCGCCGGTATAAGCGCGGTGGGGCGGTGGAGAGGCATGGGTATAGAACAGATGGAGCGGTTCAAGAGCCATCTGTTTCATCCGATTTAGAAAATTATCAAGATCCTCCTAGCAGTCGGTTGGCTGGGTGGAATTGGACCCCGCTTGCTGAAGTCCATAAATCTTTGGGAAGTTTTTCCGAAATACCATCTCATATTCAAAATTTTGGACACTTTATGAATGAAACCGCAAAAAAAGCGGCTACAACGGGATTAACCCCTCGTGATTTAATTAAAGCCTATGCAATTACACGCTCTAGTATTCAACGAGAAGGCAGAACGCCTCAAAAAATAATGGAGCATTGGCCTGATTTCCCTGGTCCTAAAACGGGGGTAATCCGTCCCGAAGGCGCAATGGGAGAATGGCTGCAAACCCCCATGGGACAAAGATATTTAGATGCTGCCGTAAAAGGTAATGTTGACCATGATGCGGTTAAAGATGCCATTCAATCCATGAAAGCATTTGGATTATCTTCCAGTCCCAAACAACCCACGGGGGAACAGCAATATTTGCCGTATGCAGCCCAAATGCTGCCTGGGCAAGAAAAGCATGTTTCAGATATGGTCACCCGCGCTATCCATTCAGACAGCGCGCCGCAAGAATGGCGCGATTGGGCTATGAAGTTGAGTGGAATAAAATATGCTAAAGCTGGTTTTCTGTCGTCTCTTTTGGGGCGCGGCGACCAACCTACGGCTGATGCACGAGAATACAATGTGCATTCAGGCATGACGCCTGGGAAGGAAAGAAACAAGCTTATAGCTAAGGGGCAAGTTGATCCTGTGTTGCGCCTTGCTGCTCGGCATTCTGCTTTGAATATAAAAATGCCATCAGAACTTCAACCGCATTACCAGCATTTGGTTCATCATGCGGTTTGGGAACATGGCGGCGAGCCAGTGACACACGAAGATATTATTAACGCTATGCGTCATGCTGCTAGTGGCGGTGAAATAGATTCGCCTTCTATTCACAATCACATTTTAGTGCATGCCATGCGCGCCACAGGTTTGCCGGGATTAGAAGATTATGCCCATGGCGGCACTGTTGACCAAGCCCTTTCCCTCACCCGCCGGTATGCGAGGGGATGATGATTCCTTTGCATTTTCTCCCCGTTTGTCTTTATATCAAAGGCATCGCCAACTGCGGGGACGCCCGCTGGAGCAACATCCATGTCTGAACAAGCAAAGACTGCCCGCGCCGCTATGAAAGCAAAGGCGCACCGCCTTGCCGGCAAGACTGACCCGCATCAGAAGGTTGATGCGTCGTCTTGGACGCCCAGTGAGCCGGAAGCCGCCACGTCCCAGACCGGCATGCGTCCGGTTTCTCCGCGCCAGTATAAGCGCGGCGGTAAGGTTGTCGGCAAGCACGAAGGTGAGCATGCCAAGCATCACGCCGGTCGCAAGCCGCGCAAGGCTGGTGGCAAGGCGTTGACGCCGGACAACCTAATCAACCGCAACGTGAAGGAAGCCAACGAGCAGCGTCCTGGCACGAAGCACGTTGGTGGTATGAAGGCGGGTGGCCGGGCTAAGAAGATGGATGGTGGCCCGATGGCTGCGATGCCGCCAGCAATGGCGAACCCTCGCACGGCTGCGTTGGTGCGCGCTATGGCTGATGCCAAGATGCGTGGCGCGATGCCGGGTGGCATGCCGATGATGCGTAAGGAAGGTGGTCGCGCTGGTCATCCTGATGAGGCCGAAGATCGCGCCTTGGTCAAGAAGATGGTCAAGCACGGCGCGTTGACGGGTAAGAAGGATGGCGGTCGCACGCGCAAGGCGGGTGGCGGTTCATCAAGCAAGTATCCCGTTGATTGGGATAAGGTCCATTTGATGCCTGGGCCGGAAAAGCCCGATATTGCCGGGTATTATCATTTCCTTGCCACGGGCGAACAGCCTGAAGGCGATGGGCAGGTGCATCTAATGCCTGGGCCTGAGCAGCCGTTGCCTGTTCCTGGGCGCAAACATGGCGGCAAGGCTGGTGGCAAATGGATACAGAGCGCGATTAAGCACCCTGGCGCGTTGCACAAGGCTCTGCATGTACCTGAGGGCGAGAAGATCCCGGCCAAGAAGCTAAAGAAGGCCGAGCATAGCAAAAACCCGCTGATGGCGAAGCGGGCGCATCTGGCTGAGACGCTGGGCAAAATGCACCACGCCCACGGCGGTGTTGCTGGTCATCCCGATGGTTGCCGGTGCCACAAATGCTGGGGCGGCAAAACCGGCAAAAAACACGGCGGCGCGATGAGCGTATCGGACGGCGAAATGCAAGGCACACGCCCGACCGGTGGCCGGTTGGCTCGTAAGGATGGCGGTCGCGCTAAGGGCAAGACGAACATCAACATCGTCATCAGCCCGCATGGTGCTGCTGGCGGTGCGCCGATGCAGCCGCCGATGGGTATGCCGCCTCGCCCGCCCGCGCAGCCGGTTGCTGTTCCTCCTCCGCCGCCCGGTGGCATGCCTCCTGGCGGTATGATGCCCATGCCCATGCCAATGCCGATGCCTTCACCGGCAGCGCAGTCGCCGGTGGTGCATTAGGCACGGTGATTCGCTACGGCGTTGCGCGCGGGGTGTTCTCAAACGAAGCCGGGCTTGGTACCGCACCGATCGCAGCCGCTGCGG